ACTGTTTCAAATTTCTCAGCCATTAGTTTCCTCGTCTTCTATTAGCCATTTGACCGCCCTGCCTGCTCTTCTGAAAAAGCTCCCAAGCATTTTTAGGATCTTCTGAAGAAGCTCCGTTATTTGGCTGTGCTCCAGTATCACTAGCAATTATATCGTCTGGTCTTCCTTTGTAGCCTTGTTTATAATCTTCATTCACATAATCAAACCAAGATACAGAGTCCCACTTTTTACCTTGTGCCTTTTGCTCAGTGTAGTATTCTGCTCTTTGTCTAGCTCTTTCTAAAATATCTCTAGCGTCTTGAATCAAAGCTCTGTTAATGTCCGTAGATTGTTCTAAGTTGGCTAAGTTTTGTATCAAGTAAGCTCTTTCACCTTCACTAATAGCACCCTTAAAATTATCTAACGCTTTTAACAAAATATCTGCTGTTGCTCTGTTAAACCTACCTATATCTGCTGTCTCTACGCCTAGTATTTGTTTACCTCTGGACAACAAAGCACTTAACTTACCACTATTAAAATCAGGATCATTAACAATATCTAAAACTTGGTCTAATTGAGGTAACTCACTTGCTGCTGCCAAACCTGCGTTAAGGATACTTCCTTCTGTTACAGCAAACTGTTTTCCTGCTTCTGTACCATAAGCCTGAGCTTCAGCTTCTTGTCTAGCTAACTCAACTTTTTCTGCCATAGTAAAGCCTCCTTTAGTTGGAGACAGCTTACCTACTGGTTTCTCTGGAGCATTGCCTAGAGGCTGTATTTCAAAAGTTGCAACACCCTTTTCATCTACAGCCATTACCCTAGCGTAGTTATTGCCTTTAGTATCTCTTAAATACTGTGTTTGTGAGCCAACAACTTTAGGCGTAGCTAGTTTTGCTTTATCTGCTTCTTGCGCCTTAATGTTCTCAAGCACATTAGCATACTTAGCTGCATTAGTAGTATCTCCCGCACGTACAGCAGCCTGTAGCTGTATCTCTACAATCTTACGCAGTCTTTCAGGATCATCTTGACCAATCTGAGACATAGCCTGTGTAGCTACTTCACCCGGAGTCCTCATGTCCATCCCAAGCGCACCACCAATGTTTCTAGCAGCTTGCTGTGCAAAGGGACTCATGGCCCTACCAGCGCCTGTCAACAGCCCTGAAGTACCTTGAGTAGGTGATACTTTGTAACGCTCAAATGCGCCTATTCTATCTAAAAGTCCCATGTGTACTCCTTATGTAAACAAGTCAACAATGGCATTACCAATGTTACCTATACTGCTAAACAACCCAGTGTTTGTAGCTTGTTGACCTGCTGCTGCTGTCTGAGCCGCCTGTTGGTTAGCTTGTGCGCCTAAGATAGTAGAGTAGATGTCACGTAGGTTCTGACTACGTACAGTCTCTGCTTGTAGTACGTCCTCTAGTCCACTAATGCCTGCTGCTGACATAGTCTGAGCACCTAACTGCTGTCCAGTTCGAGCTAGATCAGCAATACTAAGGGCAGGAGTAAGTGTACCTAATAGCTGTTGCTCAGGTAGGTACTGTGCAGCCTGTGCAAGGCCAATATTACCTAGCTGTGCTTGCTGTAGTGAGGCAGGTAATGCTGCTGCTCTACCACCAAGACCAAACATACTTTCAGCAAGTCCCATCTGTTGTAGCTGTTCTGCTTGTGCTTGCTGTAGCGCACCTAGCGATGCTCTGGCCTTAGCTTCTTCCTGTGCTTGTGCTAAAGCAAACTGCTCAGGGGAACCACCAAACTGTGCTGTACGTAATCCTGTACGTCCCTGTGCAGCTAGACGTTCTTCCAATGCAAGCTGTTGACGTTGTTCTTCGGGTCTTTGTGTAGCTCTAATGCGCTCATAGACATCAGCTTCCCTCTGTGCCATAGGAGCCATAGCCCCTGTTAGGAAGCCTCCTACGCCGCCTAGAGCCTGCTGTTGAATACCTGATACATCTGGTGCTACTCCACCCATACCACCTATTAAGCCCCCTGTAAGAGCTTGTAGCTGCTGTTGCTGACCTGCTAGACTAGGATCTAGTGTAGTAGCATAGCCTCCTTCAGGAGTAGCAGTTACACCACCAAAGCCTGTGGACACTGTAAAGGGCTTAAAGGCCATCTCTTGTTGAGCTTGTCTACCTAATGCAGCTTGTTCTTCTGATGACCTTTGTGCAATGTCAGTGATCTTGTTAAGCTCATTAATGCTTAACCCAGCGCCAATTAACTGACCACCTGTGCCACCAAGGAAGTCTCCTACAGCATTACCAAGATTGCCAAGGTTACTCAAGAAGCCTCCAACACCTGAGCCTGTACCTGCTGGGCCACCTGCTAGTACATTGTTTATAGTCCCAGTAGGTGCCATAGAAGGTAAACTACCTGTATTTATACCTATAGGATTAGAGTATCCTCCTGAAGAAACAGGAGCCGCTATTGCTCCCGGCGTATAGCCAGAACCCATTACAGCTTGAGGATCGTTTAGAAACCCCATGTTTATACCATTAGACATCTTTCTATTCTCTTTAAACTATTACTGTTGTTACTATTGTGGCTGCACTTGTTACTACAACAGCAACAACAAGCCAAGCAAGTTTTTCCCAGCGCAGAGCATGGGCTTCAGTAGCCTTCTTTAGTTCCCTAAGTTCAACTACTGCTTCTGCCCAACGCTCACCACATTCTTTCTCATGTTGAGCTATGCGATCTAAAGCCTGTATGGCTAAATCTTGCTGAGTCACTTGCTTTTGCTCCATCATTTATCAGCCGCTTATTCTGGTTTTGGGTACTTGTTCTTAACTGCTTGGATACGAGCCTTCCATTCATCAAAGTTATGAAACTGCTCATCTAGCTGAGAAGCCAAATCTCCATATTCTTCCAAGCGACCACGCAGCCATGCGCCAGCTTCATACTCTGCTTGTGCTGCCTCGCCATCTGCGATGCGCTGATTGTTTTCTTCTTCTGTAAGTTCGATGGTTTCGCCATCTACCAGTTTAAATACGTTAGTTCCCATTGTTTTCTCCTATGAGGTTGATAAGCCGTACACCGTAAATCTTGTTCCTGAAGGAATAGTCGCCCCGCCTGAAATATCGAATTTTACTTTGTTAATCACAGAGCTTTCTTCAATTCCAATGAAGCCCTTTCTTGTAAAGTATTGGAGGGCGCTGCTGTAATCTCTGCCGTATATTATTTTGTATTCACCGTGTTTTTGGGGAGTGCCAGTGGCGTTGTTTTCTACCGAAACAAATCCTGAAAGAGAATGGTCATAGCTTGAGCTCTTGTATAAATCAATTAAATCAATGTAGTTTGTTGTGTTGCTGCTGCCGTAGCTAGCGCCGTACCAATAATTGTTCACAGTGTTGTTACGGGTTGCTGAGCTACGCATGTTGTGCTTAACATTTGTTGAATAACTCGTTCCTCCATTAGTGGAGAAATGAACGCGCAGATATTCAGCTACACCACCCTGTGTTCGAGTATGGGGTTCCATCTTGTCGAACCTAATCTCATAGGAGTCATATCCAGACAGTGTTATCTCGACGCTGGTAGCTGCACTGCTTAGTGTTGTGCTGGAGACAACATTCCAAGCTCCGCCACCACCTGCGGCATCTACAAAAGACAGCGTACCGCTGCCATTAGTTTTGAGCAGTTGCCCATCTGTGCCATCACTTAAATTTAGCTGATCTATGCCAACGCTGTTGTTTGCTAATTTAGCTGAAGTAACACTGTTATCTCCAAGATTACTAGCAGACACAGCCCCGTCTGCAAGTACATTTGATGTTATTTTTTGTATAGCCATTTTTTATATTCCTATGAGGTTGATAGTCCGTAAAGTGTAAAGGTTCCGCTTGACAAAGATGCAAAGGGGTCATATATAGTCATCCCCGTTATTGTGCTTGTTTTATTATCGTTATTAGACCAAGTGCCAATGACAAACTGTGAACCCTGAGTGTCAGTGTCTGCATGAACATAGGCTTCGCTCTTGCATATAGATCCGTACTTTGTCCATCCTAATGAACCGTGAGCGAAACCCCACCCTGACTCTTGATTATCGTATAAAATTCTAGCTCCGTTGGTAGCACTATCCATATAAGGAGCGTCCTGATAGGAGGAGGGCTGGCTATTTCTCAAATACAATTGTTTCCCCATGTATGAGTTGCTAGTCACGGTGCCGCTACCAAAGTTCATGCGATAATAAAGGTAACCACTGGCTAAGTTAGAAAAACGAATTTCATATTCATCGTACCCAGATGGGATCGTAAAAGTGACACCTCCAGACACAGGAGTGCTCACGACTGTTGAAGAAATTTTAGTCCAACGACCACCCCCAGCGTCCTCCCAAGCAACACCAGATCCTGTTGAAGTTAATACCTGTCCATCAGTACCTTGGGCACCACCTACTTTAAAGTTAGTAGTATCTGTAGTACCAGTAACAGTTAAATCACTAGGCGTTGTTAAGGCACCAGATAGTTTTGCAGAGGTAACACTAGAGTCTGCTAGTGTAGCAGAGGTAACAGTACCGTCAGTAGGTACATTAACATTAGCATCGTCACCTACTATAGCTTCTACAGAAGTACCGTTAGGGGGTGCTGTACTAAACGTAAGCGTAGTCCCCGCTACACTATAACTAGATTTAGGCTGATAAACGCCGCCTATAAACACCAGTGTATTATTTAATGTACCGGGACTTTGAGGCAAAGTTAACGTAGTGTCGCTACCATCTCCTGTCATTGAAGCAGTAGTAAAAGAACCCGCACTAGTAGTTGCCATAGCTTCTACAGAAGCACCATTAGGAGGTGCCGTACTAAATGTTAAAGTTGTGCCTGATACACTGTAAGTAGACTTTGGTTGATACACGCCATCTATGTACACTACAGTATTATTTTCTGTTCCGGGATCAGCAGACAAAGTTAAAGTAGTGGTGCTGCCATCTCCTGTCATTGTATTAGAACTAAAGAGAACATTAGGGCTACTTGTGACTTCTACAGCAGAGCCATTAGGAGGCGCTGTGCTAAATGTTAGAGTTGTATCCGCCACACTGTAGGTAGACTTAGGCTGGTATACGCCGTCAATATAAACCTGAGTATTGTTTTCTGTTACAGGATTATAAGACAGACTTAAAGTAGTAGTGCTACCGTCCCCCGTCATCTTATCAACGCTAAACGTCGAGAAACTCCCGCCACCGCCGCCGCCACCGCTTGCTGCATATTCCCACTGTATGCCAGAGCCTGTGCTAGTCAACACCTGTCCATCTGAACCTTGAGCGCCTGCAATCGTCAGGTTAGCAGTGTTCGTTGTGCCAGAAGTAGTGATCCCTGCAAACGTAGGACTATCAGTTGTAGCCGCACCTTGGTTAAGTGCTTTGACTGATGCTTCACTGGTTAGCTCTGAGTCCATCAAAGCACCAGCAGCAGTTACATTAGCTGTATCAGTTACATCTGCACCAACTTCAATACCATCCAGCTTAGATCCGTCAGCAGCTACGTCACGCCCATCTAAGAGGCCATTAGTAGTCAGGTTACCTGATATTGCTGGAGCAGTTAAAGTCTTGTTAGTAAGAGTCTGTGAGCCTGTAAGTGTAGCTACAGTAGAGTCAATCGCTAAGGTTACAGCGGTGCCTGAAGCAGTGGAGTCAATACCTGTGCCACCTAAGATACCTAGAGACTCAGAGTCTAGGTCAATGTCAATGCTAGAGGAGCCATCAGTTACATCAAGATCCTGTGCAGTTACCTGTGAGTCTACGTATGCTTTGACTGACTGTTGCGTAGGGACAAGCACAGCACTGTCAGAAGCCATGTTGTCTTCATCAATCCACCCTGTAATACTAGTGGTGCCATCAGACAAAGTTTCAAATACAGTGGTGCCAGTTAATGCAGCATTGTTAGAGTCTGCTTTAGTTGCTGATGCAGTTGCAATGTTATTGAACTCTGAGTCAATCTCAGTGCCCTTGACAATCTTATTAGCGTTACCGGAAGGTAATGAGTCCTTTGCTGCAAAGTTTGTAGTCTTAGTATAGTTACTCATTAAATTGTTCTACCTATGAATGTTTCAATGTTTACATCTTGTATTGAGAAAGATTTGCCGTTAATAGTTGCGTCCAAGCCAATAGCCACTACTCTACCAGAGCCTGTAGCTTTTGATGTTGCTTTGTTTACAACAATAGAAGCATTGTACTGCGAGGTTTCTACGTTGTATTCAGATATGCCATACTCTGCAATAGACGCATCGTCCACTGTTAACAGTTGCTTAGTGTATCCTTCAGTGTAATCGTAGCCCCAGTTTAACAGTAAGGTTGTCCCTTGACCACCTACAATAGTAAATGTTATTTCTTTTAATAGTTTCAGTCTACTGGCATCACCAAAAGATAAGTTGTGTGTGTAATACTTCATAGTATAATTAGAACCATCGTCTAAGAAACCAGAGTATTGATTGATGCCTTTAGAGTTGCCAAAGTAAATTTTGTTATCGTCTGTGGTAGTTCCACACAAGATGCCAGTAAAGGGCCATGTAGTTACCCTGTTACCCCCATTTTCTAACTTACCTCTTAGATCAAAACAAAAAACTATGTTGTTTACTTCAGGAAGTATTAGTAAGTAAAAAGCATCTTCTTCGCTGTAGACTGACTTAATGTTACCTGTTTCTACCGCTACTGCCTGCACTAGATCATCACGTACATTGATAGATACGTTGCCAATAGGATTAGATTTTTCTTGAATAATCCTGCCTAAGCTACGTACACCAGAGCTAGACAAAAATAACAAGTCTGTTCCTGTAGACTGTACACTGTCTCTAGCAATACAACCAATATTTGTAATAATATCAGCAAGTACCATAGAAGATGGTGAACTAGCACCAGAGTACAATAGAATACTACTCTTACCAAAGATAACTAAAAAGTCATTAAACTCTGCTAAGGCTACAATCTCATCATACCCTGTAGGCCACACACTAGTTAAGTCTAATGAGCCTGAAGTACCACCTGTCCAGTGGTGTCCATTTAACAAGTCAGACCAATACAGAGTATATTTGTTGCCTGTAACGTCCCCTGCCCATACACGACCAAAGGCTGCTAAAGCCTCATTAGCCTGCGGTGGCGTACCTGTAGCATGGCTGTGAGAACTATGAGGCTCTAATACATTTGATCCACTATGGTCAGTGTACAAAAGATACTCATGATCTCTTTGAAACAAATAAGCATGATCGTTTAAGTTTACAATCTTCCAGTTGTTAGCATTAACAGTATAGCTAGAAGGAGTAATGTCCGTTAGCGTAGTTGTGCCACTAAAGATTTTATTGTTGCCAGCCGAAAGAACCGTAATGTCACCGCTTTGGTCTACATACTCAAAGACAGACTCAATGCCAATACTAGACCCTAATGGTGTAGCACTAGTTGTTAACTTGTCTAGTCCCTTACGCGCACCAATACGACCAAACTTATCTATTACTACGTTCTCAGCAATAGCAGCAAAGGTTGCGTCCTGATCTACTGGGGAGTCTTGTGTATTAAGTCCCTTGAAACCCGGAGCAGCAATATAAATATGTTCTCTGTTCTGAGCCATTAGGGCACCGTGTAAATAAATTCTTCAGGATTTTTATAAGCATCTAATGCAATAGCATCAGACAAATGCTTATCTGCAATCAAGAAGTAATCCTGTGCTGTAGTACCGCCAGTCTCACCACGCTCCCTAGCTAACAAAGCTACAGCGTTGTGGACAATAGCATTCTTAGGTAACACTGTGGTATCTGCATCTTTAGATAACTCAGCTTCCCTAGCAATCAAATCAAAACGTAAACTAAACACACCTGATGGTTTAGGGTATACTCTTACTTTAGTATCGTTGTTACTGTCAATACCACTAAAGGTATATGAGTCAGGACTACCAGTTACTTCACCAGATATGTAATAAGCATTATTGAACCAGTTAGGTGTTTGATAGCGTATAAAGAAATTAGATGTGTCGTTAATGACACTATATATTTTAACACGTTCTCCAGCATTTGTCAAGCTATATTCTGTAGTATTTTCTACCGTAGGAACTACAACAGTTGTCCGTAGTGCAGACCAGTCGTGTGCGTCTTCTACTATCTGTTTAGCATCATTAACAAAGTCACCTACCATTTTACTGTAGGTGTTCTGTGTCACATTAGACACTTCGTCTTCTCGTAGCCTACGTAGTACCTCGTTGACTATGTTCAAATATGTGGTACTCATCTACCGCCTGCTCCGTATAAGTTCTGCATAACTGCTTCTTGTAATAAGGCATCATCAAACAAGCCTAGTCTTTTTTGTACTTGTTTTCTGTTTAGTGTTGGAAAACTTGTAAGGTTACGTATCTCATTTGCTATTGTTTGAGCATAGTCTTGTTGTGCATACTGAGGAGCTTGATAACCTTGTAAAGGAAGTGTTCTTTCCAATAACTCAGGTGCTTGATATGTTTTTCTGAACTTATAGTCTTCAAAGTCTTTAGGTGTAAAGCCTGTCCCTACGCCTCCACCAGCACCTCCTCCCATACCAGCCAGTAAGCCTATGCCTAGCCCTGCACCTAAGCCAGCCCCTGCACCTTGGCCTCTGCCTTCTCCATATCTGGCTTCGCCAAGAGCTTCCCCTGCTGCTACAGCTTCTTCATACCTAGCTTCCCCTGCCGCTATAGCAGTCTCTAGTGCAGCCTGACCAGCTTTAACAGCTTCATCTACAGCAGCTTTACCCGCAGCTACAGCTTCATCTACTTTAGTATCCCCAGCTTCTATAGCATCATTTAAAGTTTTTTGAGACTGTTCAATTTCTTGCCTCAGCATCCCTTCGTACTTAGTTATAGAGTCAACAAGCTGTTGGTTGCCCTGCTGCACAGCAGCTTCTTTAGCTTCTTGAGCCTCGCTTAGTTTGCCTTGTAGACTTTCTACAGTTCCTTTAAGACCAGTAACTGCTTCACTCAAACTATCAATGTCTGTCTGTAATGCCTCCGTTACATCACGCTGCTCCGCTAAGTCTGCTTTTGTAGACTCAAGAGTTTCTGTAAGTTGGTTAGAAGTTTCTGTTGCTGTTTTTCTGTACTCAGCAGCTTCCTGCTCTATTCTAGTTCTTTCTTGCTCTGCTTTAGCTAATGCTTGTTGAGACTCTTGCTCTACTCTAGTTCTTTCCTGCTCTGCTTTAGTTCTTGCTTCAGCTTCTTTAGCAGCGTTAGCTTTAGCTTCAGCTTCCCTAGCTCTAGCTTCTGAGGCTTGACGTTCAGCCTCTTGTCTAGCTTCTGTTTCCTTAGCAGCAGTTGCTCTATCAGCGGCTGCTTGTTCCTCTACTCTAGCTCTTGCAGCCTCTGCTTCAGCAGCTTGAGCTTGCGCTTGGCTTGCAGCAGTGCGGTCTTGTGCGGCTTTTTCTAAAGCAGCTTGTCTATCTTGCTCTGCCTGAGCAGATTGCTGTCTTGCTGCTTCTGCTTCTTGCTCTGCTTTTTCTCTGGCAGCTACTGCTTGTTGAGCTTTAGCAGTTTCCTGCTGTTGGGCATCCTTAGCTGTTTCTGCTTCTTGTTCTGCTTGCTGTCTAGCTGCTACCTCTTGAGCAGCCTTAGCTTCTGCTTCAGCAGATCTAGCTTTAGCTTCAGCAGTTTCTTGCTCTGCTCTAGTTCTAGCAGCTTCTGCTTCAGCCTTAGCTGCTTCAGCTTGATTAGCTTCTGTACGGCTTTGTTCAGCTTTTTCTAAAGCAGTTTGTCTAGCTTGTTCTGCTTGT